ACAAATTCTCTGGATTTAGATACCATGAGCTTACAGATTTTATGCCTATTGTTAATGAATTAAATGCTAAGTATGGAGTAAATGCTTATCCTAAATTCTTAAAGAATGAAGGGATTTGTGTACTAACATTAGTTAATTCAGATGATAAAACTGACTTCTATGAAGTTATTATCCCTTATGTTGATGCTGAAATGTTAGCTAAAGGTGGAGGTACATCTGTAGTTGATGCGATCCAAAGATTAGGATCTACAATCACTTATAATAGAAGGTATCTTTATCAATCAGCCTATGACATCACTGAGAATGATGGTGTTGAATCATTAGAACCAGTTACAGTACCTGAAAAACCAACGCTATCAGATGACAGATTCAAAGAGGCTCTTAAATCTATTGAGTCAGGCAAGTACACAGCAGAAAAATTAAAATCAGATTTCAATTTAACCAAAACACAAATACAAGCATTATGAAATGGCATCCATCATCACTAGGAAAACTTATGACTGAGTCTAGAACTAAGTCAGAAGTATTGAGTCAGACTACTAAGTCTTATATCGCTAGCAAGGCAAAAGAAGATTTCTTTGGATACAACTCTTATATCTCTACTAAAGCAATGCAGAAAGGCACTGACTGGGAGCACGAGTCAATTGAACTAGTTAATCAGGTAAGAGATACATTCTACATCAAGAATGAAGAAACTATTGAGAATGACTGTCTAATTGGAACACCTGACATCATCCTGGACAATTCAATCATTGACATTAAAACTTCATGGTCCTTAGAGACGTTTCCAGCTATAGCAGCAGAAGGAATCAATAAAGATTATGAATGGCAATTGAGAGGCTACATGATGCTATGTGACAAGGAATCAGCTGAGCTAATCTACTGCATGATTGATACAGATGATTTTCTACTATCAGACTGGGATAATAAAACTATCCACAAAGTATCTCACATTGACCCTAAGAAGAGAATCACAGTGCTACAGTATGAACGTAACATTTCAACAGAAGAAGCCATTAGAGAGCGTCTTTTAGCTTGTACTGAGTATTATAATGAGTATATTGAACAATTAAATAACAAATAACATGCAAACAAAAATGGAAGAATTAATCGAATACTTTGACTGGAGTGGTCCAGTAAGAAGAAGAAGAATATTAGAAGACACTTTGTCTATTTGGTATAATACTAAAAACAAAAATTATGCTGTCACGATTTCTAATAATTTTAAGACAGATAAGAAATTTGTTAAAATTGGAAAAATAGGAGATAATTTAGCTTTTATGTTTAATAATGAAGCTGGATTTAGAGTTCAATTCTGTGGATCACCACAAAAAACAAGTAAGCAAAATGTTAAATTCTCATCTTTTCAATTAATTGAGTTTATTTTCACAGAAATAACACAAGAAAAGGATAGAAAAGAATTTGCTTACACTAAAATAAGTGATGATATTTTAATTTTCAATCCTAAAACAATAGCTAAATAATATGTATACAAGATATTTTATAATAAAAGCTGGTATAGAACAGTGGGAAGTAGCTAGAGATATTGGTGAGGCACTATCAGAACAGAATCACAGATGGTGCATCAGCTTCACTACAGAAGACAATGAGCTAACTATCAAGAGAGTTGAGCAAGAAGAATTCAATGAATTTAACAATTTAAACAAAACAAAATAGAGGCTCGGCAAAGTCTACCCCTCCAGTTACTCGAAGTCTGGCAATTAAATTAAAATACAGTTGGAGGGGTTTTTTAAGTAACAAGTAAACAAATAATATGACACACACAACAACTGGAGCAATCATCAATAAATTGCCAATGAAACAAGTATCTGAGAAGTTCAAGATACAAGAATTTATCCTAAGAGTAGGTAACCCTGATGACAAGTATCCTCAAGAGGTGAAATTCCAATTAGTGAATGATAACATTGACCTACTAGACTTTATTCAGGTGAATGAAGTAGTAGAGGTAACATTTGAGCTAAGAGGTAGAGAATACAATGGCACACACTATGTGAGCTTGAATGCTCTAAAAGTAATCTCTAAGCTATTCTAATGAGACTAGTTAAGTACATCATAGTAGTGCTATGCCTTATGGCTACATTTGGCTTGTTTTTTTATGGCATGCACTACTTTCTAGGCAAAAGAGGAGTCACAATCGTTTCAATATTAATACTAATTTACTTTATCTATGGATTTGTCAAAGATGCATACTATCACTATCTTAACAGATAAAAACTTCTCAGTCAAAGAGTGGATGATAGAACAGACTAACCTGAGAATGACCAACAGATACAAGCAGACTCACATAGCTGAGGACATTGGAGTTAATGGCTCACAATTATCTAGGTTTCTAACTGGCAACACTGTTAAAGACTCATTCTATGAGAAGTGGTTTAAATGGTACATAAATCAAGGGAGTTAACAGCTCCCTTTATAAATATTAACTAACTTTACACACATGACAGCTTTTTTTACTTCATTAGTAGCTACCTGGTGGTTTGTTAACTTTGAGCCAATTCAGAACTTCATTGATAGATTTATTCTACCTGACTGGCTACACACTGCTCTAGGATGCTGGAAGTGTATGTCATTTTGGACTGCACTAATCTACTCACAATCATTCACTGTGGCTTGTGCCACTTCACTCACAGCAGTATGCTTGAACAAACTGATATACAACTCATAGAGTCTATTATAGCACTACCTGAGAGTGAGATTATGACAAAGAGGTCACTTAATCAACTCAAACAGATTAAAGTGGCTCAGACTAAAGTTATTGATAAAGAGTGCTTTTGCTCTACAGTTAGAAGAAAAGTATGGTATAAGGACTTTTTATCCTGGTATGAAAAGAATGCTTGACCAATACATCCAAAAAAACTACACAGAGGTGCTAAAATACACTAAGCACTTCATTCAACGACTCAAAATACCTAGCTCTATAGAAGCTGATGCTGTCATAAATAATGCTTACCTTCATTGTGTTAAGCTAGAAATGGATGAGGTAACAGAAGACAAGGCTAAGAGCTATCTACTAAACACTATCAAATATGAGCTAATATGGACTCAAGGCTCAAGGACCAAGAAAGATGACATCTACAGATCACATGAGTATCTTGGTGACTCACTAGATGATCCATCTGACATTGAGCATAAGGTTAACCTTGAAGAGAGCTATAACTTCAAGAAGGCAATGGTGGAGATATACCGTAACTCTTTGGATGATAGGATAAAAAAGATTATATTTGAGGCATACTATGACAAAGGTCACTCTACTCAGACTGCTCTAGCTAAGTACTTTGACATCAATAGCACATCGGCTTTCTTTCTAATCAAAGAAATAAAACAAAATATAAAACTGATACAATATAGGTATAAAGACTAAAATTATGGAATACACAATTAAACCAGAATTCGTAGGTAAAACTGTTAAAATCTATGACAGATTTAAAGGCACTCAGACTATCGTAGTTGATAAACTTGACCTTAGTAAAGTGAAATACTATCAGACAATTGGACTTAAGCACATCTTTGAAGAGGTAGTGACTGTTACAGCTCCTGAGTCTACTGTTATTGAATATAAAGGAATTGTAGGACCAATATCTGAAAATGATTTATCACCTGAATTTCTTAAGGCAATAGATGTCCCAGTTAAAAAGAAACGTACAAAGAAGGTTAATACAGACAATGTATAAGAAGAAGTACATAGAGACTCCTGAGAAAATGTGGGAGTTATTTGTTTCTTATAGAGATTGGTGCAAAGCTAATCCTAGATATCAATACTCACTCTCTAATAAAACTGGCGAGGCAACTGCTATCCCATTAGAGAGACCATTGACGCAAGTAGGTTTCAGAAGTTATGCTGCTGATAATGGATGTACAGTGACTGATTATTTTTCAAATAAAGAAGATAGATATACTGATTATGCCACAATCTGTACACGCATAGAGGAAGCTATCCGACATGATCAGATTGAAGGTGGGATGACTGGGCAGTACAATGCATCCATAACTCAGAGACTAAACAACCTGACTGAGAGAGTTGATACTACCACAAAAGGTGAAGCTATCTCTGAGATAAAGGTTAATATTATTACTTCTAATAAAGAGTAATATTCTTAATAATAATAAATATAAGTACTACTAATAGTGGTATGATTTGTCTATGGAGCTAAATTCAACTGTAATATTTCAAAAGAATCACGAGGCACTAAATGACTCAAGTCATAGATTTATAATCAATGAGGGTGGCTCAAGGTCATCAAAGACCTACAGCTTATGTCAGTTGATTATTGTCTATTGTCTACAGAATCCTAACAAGGTAGTGTCAATCATTAGAAAGACTTTCCCAGCATTGAGAGCTACTGTGATGAGAGACTTCTTAGAGATAATGAAGAGCTTAGAAATCTATGACGTGGCAAGGCATAACAAGTCAGAACACATCTACACATTTGGCAATGGCTCAATAGTTGAATTCTTCTCAGTGGATGATGAGCAGAAGATTAGAGGTAGAAAGCGAGACCTTGCATGGTGCAATGAAGCCAATGAGCTATACTATGATGACTTCACTCAGCTCAATATGAGAACAGAAGGTAAGCTGATATTTGACTACAATCCATCTGAGAGTAATTCGTGGCTCTATGAGTTGCCCGCTGAAGAGAGCATCCTAATAAAGTCAACTTACAAAGACAATCCATTCCTACCTGAGAGCATCAAGCGACAGATTGAAGACTTGAAGAGAACAGATGAGGCACAGTATCAAATCTATGCACTAGGAGAGAAGGCTATCAGTAAGAGTAACATCTATTCTAATTGGTCATTTGTTAAGCATAGACCAGCTAAGTTTACTGACTATGTCTATGGGCTTGACTTTGGTTACAATCACCCTACAGCATTAGTCAGAGTATACTGGAGAGACAAAGACATCTACATTGAGCCTATCATCTATGAGAGCTACTTGACCACTACTGACTTGATAGCAAGAATGGATCAGTTAGGAATTGAGAAGAGCATCAACATTCTAGCTGACTACTCTCGACCTGAAACAATAGCTGAGATTGATAGAGCTGGTTATTACATTGAGAATGCCAACAAGGTAGTCAAGCAAGGGATAGATAACATAAAGACCTTTGGTGTATTCTGTGAGGACCATCCAGCTATCAAGAAAGAATATGAGAATTACAAGTGGAAAAAAATAGGTGACACAATCACAGATGAACCAGTCAAACTTTGGGATGATGCTATGGATGCAATCAGATACGCTGCAACCTACATCAAGAAGGAATACTTCACAGATGACAGCTATCTATCCTTCTAATTGAATTCTAATAAAAATACAATATAGGTATGGCACAAACAATCATAGCACAGCCTCAGGACTTCACACCAGCTTATAATGAGTGCAAGTTTATAATTGACTCAACTAACAAGAATAAGTCAGGCTTCAGATATATCTTTGAGGTCTTTGACTCAGTGACTAATCTAAGAATAGGATACTACAAGGCACTACCTACATTTGGCACTGGCTATGGTGAGCAAGATTTGTCTAAGCTACTGAGCAACTCAGTGAGCTTTGACTTCAATCCTTCAATCACTACTTTCTATGATGCGTCTAATAGCTACTTTGGCTATGATGTTAAATTTGGAGAAGAGTATATCTTTGACATGAGCTACACAGCATCACTGACTGATAATAGTGGCAATGTACGCATCACAGCTACACATCCATTTCAAGTAGGTGACCAGGTGAATATCACTCAAGCTGATAGTGGAGTTGCTAATCCTGGTGTTGAGGGACTTCACACTGTGATAGCTATAACTGGCACCACTAACTTTACAATCAATGCTCTATGGTCAGGAGTAACAGATGCTACTATCAATGGAGTAGTTGAGTATGCTGATAAGAGAAAGACTATAGACTTAGACATAATATCAACACTTGACAAATTTGTCTTCAATGGTGTTTACCCTTGGCTTGAGTTCCCATATTGGGATGAGACTGACTATGAGCTTGACGGTACTACTAAGGAATGGCTAACAGACCAGCCTCAAGAATTTAGTTGCACACCTGGTCAAGATTTATGGTTAAACATGCGTGGCTTTGGAGTTGCACCAGGTGGTAAGGTATACTTTCAAAATGACAATGGAGATTTATTCTCTAAGGTAGTAGCTGGTAGTCAGACTATCAAAGGTGTTGCAGTTGGTCCTAATAACTATGGATCATTGACTGTTATCAGTGGCACAGCTCCATTGGTAAAAAATGATACTACTAGCTATGAAGTTTGGTATGTTGATGGTTCTCCACAGACTCAAAAGTCAATCAAGTACAAGGTAAACATAGATAGAAGAATGTTAATCTCAGAGAGTCACATTGTGTTCTTAGATAGATTAGGCTCATGGAGTAGCTTTGCTTTCCAGCTTAAGGCATACGAGAGAGGCAACATCACTAGACAGACTTACAATCAAGATGTACCTGGTAGTGTAGTAGATGGTCAGTGGCAGTATAAAAGTTATGAACAAGGTACAGTCAACATCAACACTGAGCTCACTAAGCTCTATGACTTATCTACCAACTTTATGACAGAAGCTGAGGGAGATTATTTCCAGCAGTTACTAACATCACCACAGACTTACATCAAGAATGTGCTATATCACATCACAGAGGATGGAGCTGTACTATTTGATGAGGATGGATGTGTTATTCACGTTCCTGAGAGTACTGAGTATGTGAGTTGCAACGTGACCACTAACACATTTGAGGTATTTAAGCAACGCAATAAGAATCTAATTAAGCAATCTATTCAAGTTAGAATAGGTAACAACGACATAATCAATGGTTAAGATAGTTCTACCTAATGGAGTGCTTGATGTCTCAGAGAATCTTGCACTACCTATCACTTTCAGTATTGGTGACATTAGAGACTTGTCATCTCGTAAGGGGACATTCTCAAAGACTGTCACTCTTGCCGGGACTAAAAACAACAATGACCTACTAGGCCACTACTATGATGTCAATATAGAAGCTGGTACATTCAATCTAAATACACTAACAAAGTGTCAAGTCATTCAGAATGGTGTGCCTATATTAGATGAGGCTCTATTACAATTGGTTTCAGTTAGCAAGGTACAGACTAACAATAGATTTGAGGATGAGGTAAGCTATGAGGTATTAATCAAAGATACAAGAGCAGAATTCTTCACAGCCATCACTAATGCTAAATTAACTGACTTAGACTTCTCTGACTTAGATCATACATTTAGCTCTACAGATATAGTGGCGTCATTCAGTCACACTGTAGCTGATGGCTATAAGTATGTGATGCCGTATATCAATGGCAATGATTTCAATGCTAATGACTTTAAGCCAGCCATCTATGCTAAGACTTACTTTGATAGAATCTTCGCTGTAGCTGGATTTACATACACTTGGGATGAGATAGCCTCAGCTAGATTTGATAAGCTGTTAATTCCTTATAATGGTGACACTAATGACCAAGATTACAATGATTTCTTAGTAGAGGCTACAAACACCTGGACTACTACAAATGTACAAGCAGTTGGTCAGAATGTAACTTTTCAAGAAGCTATTGACTCAGGATGGACAGAGATAGTAGATACTCAATCAATATTCAATCCTACAGATGGTGAGTATACTTCACCAATAAATACTAGTTTACCAGCTGGAGAGCATTACATTTATAACTTGACAATTGGTGGCTCAATCATTTTAGAGAATACAAGCGGAGAGGACTGCTATGTAGATACACCAGCAAAGTACTATAAGGTTTTTATGAGGGTTTCTGTAGATGGATTTGATAATCCTATAGTCTATGGTTCAACTGCTGTAGTTAATGGAATCACTACAGTACTACCAAATGGTAACACTACTATTTTAACATTCTCAAATACGCTTCAAATACCATCAGCTAGTAATGGCACTCCAAATGTCAACGTTTCAGATATTCAAATTCTTAATACTGGAGTTGAGATATTTCACACAGATGCTGCATTCACTACTGGCAATTGGTACACAGTATCTACTGACACATTAGCACCAGTTAACGTGGTCCTAGACTTGACATCTATCAACATGTCAATCTTACCTAGTAACAACATTCAAGTAACTGGCTCAACACTATCAGTCAATCAATATGTACCATCTGAGATTAAGCAGTCAGATTTTGTTAAGTCTATCCTACAGATGTACAACTTGTATATTGAGCAAGATGTTGACAATCCTTACAACTTAGTGCTAAGACATAGAGATGAGTACTATGACTCAGGAGCTGAGAAGGACTGGAGCAGAAAGTTAGCTAAGGACAAGGACCAGCAATTAATCTTTTTACCTGACTTGACTAACAAGAAGCTTAAGCTAACTTATGCTCCTGACACTGATGAGTTTAATACAATGTATGAACAAGCTACTAGAGAGATTTATGGACAGCTAGAGTACACTTTTGATAATGAGTATGTGAAAGATGTTGACACTCAAGAGTTAATCTTCTCACCAACACCAGTTTTCTTAACATCATTTGGAGCTTATGTACCAGCAATAGTTGGCTCAGCTCCTAACACTAACATCCGCATCTTGTATGATGGTGGTGTTCAGTCATGTCAGCCATTTGACATCTTAGACTTTGGTACAACTGGTGAATTTGGTTTGACAAGCTATCCAATGCTAGGACATTTCGACAATGCTTTGACTCCTAGCTTTGATATCAACTTTGGCACTAATGACTTTTACTTCTATGAGCCAATATCACTGACATCTAACAACCTATACAATCTCTATTGGAGAAGGACAGTCAATCAGATTAATGTAGGCAAGATGCTGATAGCTATGTTTGACTTGACTGAGGTAGATATTCAATCACTTAAGCTGAATGATAAGATTTATATCGACAACTCTTGGTGGAACATCAACAAGATTCAAGACTACAATGGTAACCAACGACAGCTGACTAAGGTAGAGCTAATTAGCATTGACACTGAGATAGACCTTGCACCATTTAAGATAGGCAGAGGACGACCATTTGGTGACATCATGATAGGAGTAGGTGTAGATGCATTGGTAGGTAGAAATACTTTTAATAACAATGTCATTCTACCTGGTGCTAATGCTCAAGTCTTTGGCAAGGGAAATGTAGTCACAGCTGGTACAAAAGGAATCATAGTAGGTGATGGTCAGACTTTGAGTGAGAGTGGTATGGTAGTGAGCAACCTGACAGTCACTGGCACAATCAATGGTGATGTGGTAGTACCTTACAAGAAGTATGTAGCTACAATCAGTCAGACTGGCACAGCAGACCCAACGGTCACAGTACTAGAGAATACAATAGGTGACATAGTGTGGACAAGGGTAGGACTAGGTCTTTATTCTGGTGACTTATTAGGAGCTTTTCCTAATCAAGATAAAGTTTATTTGTCACTTAACAATACATTGGCATCTGTTTTTATAACTGAATTTTTATGGGGTACAATTGACGATGTAAGAATTAACACCTATGATTTAACTGCCACGTCTATAGATGGAGCAATGTCTTTTAACACAATAGAAATAAGAGTATATGAATGAAGTTGAGATACCATTAAAGATAACAGGCATTGGAGCTATGAAGGCTGAGCTTAGAGAGCTCAAAGGTGCTATTGCTAACGCTACCGACCCTGAGGCAATGGAGCAGTTAGCAAGAAGAGCTGGTGAGGTTGCTGATAGGCTGAAAGATGCTAACGAGCAAGTGGCAGTCTTTACAGCTGGATCAAAATTTGAATCAATCAGTAATTCATTCGCTGGCATAAGTGGAGATATTGCATCCCTAGACTTTGAAGGTGCAAGTGAGAAAGCTAAGGTATTCGCAAAGAATTTAGGTAGCTTGAATCCAGCTGACATTGGCAAAGGATTTAAGGACTTCACAGAAGTGTTAGGTATTGTGAGCAAGGCATTTATAAAGCTAGGACTTACTATCCTAATGAATCCAATCTTTTTAATAGTAGCCGCTGTAGTAGCTATCATTGCTGTAGTAGCATTGGTGTTGAAGTCATTTGGTGTTCTTGACATTGTGCTTAAGGCATTAATGGCTCCTATAAATGCACTGATTGATGGTTTCTATGCTATGACCGATGCAATTGGTTTAACAACTCATGCAGCCGAAGAGAATGCTGAGAAGACATTAGCCGCTAATGAGAAAGTAGTTAAGTCATCTGAGGAAAGAACTGCTAGAGTAGTATCTGATTTGAATAGAGAGATAGCTGAGGCTAAGGCTAGAGGTGAAGACACTAAGAAGTTAGAGATAGAGAGAAGTGACGTTCAGATTAAAGAAGCTGGCATAAGAAAAGAGACAGCAAAAAAAGCACTAGCGGATCAAAAGAAACTAGGTGACAATGCAGATGCTAAGGTCATTGAAGATTTGAACAAGCAGATTGCAAAAGAGACTGAGATTAGAAAGCAAGGATACAGTGATAAGCGAATTGCTAAAATCAATGCTGACAAGAAAGAAGCTGAGGATGCTGAAAAAATTGAGAAAGAGAACGCATCTAAAGCTAAAGCGGCTAGTGATGAGGCAACTAAGAAAAGGATAGCTGGTGATAAGGCATCTGAGGATGAGATTGCAACAGCGGCTAAGTTAGTATCTGACAGCAAGAAGACCGCGCAACAAAAAGAGCTTGATGATGTAGCCTCAGACTACAAGAAAAGAATAGCTAACGCTAAGCAATTTGGAAATGACAGCACTGCACTAGTAGAAGCTCAGAAAATACAAGAGGATGCTATCAACAAGAAGTATGCTGACACTGCTCTAGCGGTTGCTAACAAAGAGTTACTAGCTAAAAAAGAGAATGACTTACTACTTGCTACTACAGATGATGCAAAATTCACAGCTAGGATAGCACAGCTTGAAGCTGAGGCTAGTGTCAAGCTACAGAATGAAACTTTAACAGCGGCTGAAATTAAGAACATCAATGACAAGTTAGCACAAGACTTAGCTGGCATTGAAACGCAAAAGACAGCTAAGGTATTTGAAAGTAATAAATTAAAGATTGATGCTGAAAAATTAAGACAAGAATCAGCATTGTTAGTGGCTGGCTTTGAGCTTGAAAGATTTAAAGGGAACAAGGATGAGGAGGTAAGACTTAATAGTGAATTCTTAGCTAAACAACTTGCTACATTAGATGCTCAAAAACTTGCTGAGCTTAACAACCTAGATTTATCTGAGCTTGAAAAAGAAGCTATCAGAGAAAAATATAGACAAGCTAAAATCACAGCAGAAGAGGCTACAGCTAAAAAGATTGAAGAGATAGAAGCTGAAGCTCAAGCTAAGACTTTAAAGAATATCAATGAAGGCTTTGAAACTACTAAACAAGCACTTAGTGCTATCACTAGTGTTCAAGAAATCAGCACTAGAAATAAATTGAAAAATGTTGAGAAAGGTAGTAAGCAAGAAGAGGCTATACTTAAGCAACAATTTGAGCAACAAAAGAAAATGAACTTAGCAATGGCTGCAATCAATGGAGCTCAAGCTATCTTAGCAATCTTATCAGTACCTGACTTCACTCTAGGTATTGCATCAGGTATAAGAATAGCCGCATCTATAGCAGCAACTGCCGCATCTATCTCAGCTATCTCTGCTACATCTTTTGAGGGTGGTGGTAATGCTCCAAGCCCAGTAAGTGGTGGTACTACACAGTCTAATGTTGGACAAATGGCTACTCCTAACTTATTTGGCAACAGCAACAATGCTAACAATGTAGGTAACAATAATAATACTAATGACCAATCAACACCTAACTTCACAGTCACAGCTGTAGTAAGTGAGACTGAAATGACATCAACACAAAATAGAGTTAAACGCATCCAAAGAAACGCTGAATTATGACAAGTTATCAAGCACTAATAAACAAGATTGAAGCATTTTACAATGATCACCTACAAGTTAAGAAAGTAGGTAGTGACTTCAATGAGCAACTTCCTAACTTTGCCACTAAGGATGAGAGATATCCTTTGGTGTTTATCACTCCAATTGTGGCATCTACTACAATGGATGTGAACACTATCAGCTTAGAAGTATATTGTTTAGATATCATTCAGAAGGATAGAGCTAACATCACAGTGATATTATCAGACTGCCATCAGATATTGGTAGACTTAATCAACTATTTTAATTTTAGTAATGATTATAGCTTTGATATCGTTGGCTCACCGTCTATCACTCCATTGAACAACCAACTACTAGATTATGCAGCGGGGTGGGTAATGAATCTAGATGTTGACATCAGTAATTGGACTAATTGTCAAGTCCCTCTTAAGTTGCCAGTAGTGGTAGGTTGTGACACTATATCAGTTACCTACACCTTAGAAGGTGAAGAGCCTGTAACGGTGGAGGTAGAGAAAGAAGAAGATGGAAATTATTATTTTGATGGATATGAAATTGAGAAAGACGGTGAAGAATGGTTTGTAAATTCAAGTTGTGAAAAAGAAGTTGTGGTTAATGTTTCATCATACTTAGGGGTTGAATCTACAAACGTTGCAGTTAAAGTTGATGAATACAATGGGGAATCTGTTTATTTATATATAAATCAAAACAATACAGGAGAATCTGCTGTTATAAGTACTGTATTTTTTGACGGTACAAAGTGGATTCAAAGAAGTGTAAATGGTAGTGTAAATGTAGCAGAATCAACAGATTTTATAACTTGGACATCTTTATTAGAAGGTTATGAAGTAATCTCAACAACTGTTACAACACAATCAATTGAGTGTATTTCAGTAAATTACGGAGAAACTACAGTTGAACTTTTAAAAGTTGGGATATTTGAAGGTCAAAATACTTACATAAAAGGATTTAATCCAATTACTAACGGTGTTGATTATGCTATTTATTTTGTAGATTCACCTTTTTCAGATGGAGAGTCTTGGCATTTAATTTTTAATGAGAACTTATTAACACCTTTGGATGGCACTGTTTATATACTACCTAAATCACCATTTATTAACCCTCCAATCTCTGATAATTGGTCATTTGTAAACGGTGAAGATTTAGGTTCAGTTACAACAACACCTTGTGATTGTGGAGAATTACAAGCAACCCTTTCCGAAGACACCCCTTGCCCTTTCGGAACTTACACAATCGAAGAAGGTAGTCCATTTGAAGCGTTTGAGGTCAATCCTATCTTATAACTAAATTCTCAACTCAATACAATATAGTTATGGCACGTAGACAGAAGATATCACAAATGACTCCTAAGGGAGCTAACTTACAAGCTACAGATTTACTTGAGGTAAGTGTCCTAACAGGCACTGGTTATGAGACAATGTCAATTACTGGTCAAGAGATAATCAATTCTGCTAGTGGTGGTAGTCAGGATTTACAACAAGTTACTGATATAGGAGCTACTACTACTAATGCGATACAAATCACTCACAATGGTAGCACAGACACTCTTACAGCTACTCACTCAAGTGGTAGTGGAATAGGATTGTTAATCACTAAGGGTGGTGCTAATGAAGGACTTAAAGTCAATAAGACATCAGGTAGTGGTAATGCTGCAACAATTATTGGTACTCTTGAAGCTACTACATTGGTTAAAACTGGTGGAACGTCTAGTCAATACTTAATGGCGGATGGCTCAGTAAGTACATCTATGAATCCAAGAGTTCAAACAGTTGCGTCTAGTGCTACAGTAACAGCTACAAGCACAAATGATATTGTAACTATTACAGCTCAGGCGGTAGGTTTAACACTTGCTAATCCTACTGGAGCATTTGTTGAGGGACAAAGTTTGATTATAAGAATTAAAGATAATGGCACAGCAAGAACAATTGCATACGGAACTAATTTCAGAGCAATTGGAGTAACTGCACCAACAACAACTGTTGCAAATAAGACTACTTATATTGGTTGCATTTACAATTCAACAGATACTAAATTTGATATAATTGGAGTATGTACCGAAGCCTAATATCTTTAATGCCAAAAATAGTTGACGATGCACAAGCGTTTATCACAGCGGCTGGAATAACTGACCCAACACAAAAAAGTGCAATTATAACTTTGGTAGATGACTTAAAAACCTATGGGGTTTGGACTAAAATGAAAGCTATTTATCCAGTAGTAGGTGGCACAGCATCACAGCATAAATTCAACTTGAAAGACCCAAGAGATTTAGATGTAGCTTTTAGATTAACTTTTTCAACGGGTTGGACACATTCAGCAACTGGAATCAAAGGAAACGGAACAACAGCTTTTGCAGATAGTTTTTTCAATTTATCAACTCAAACAACAGGAACAAATATATCAGCGGGTGCTTATGTAAGAGATAATGCAATAACAGCTGGTGCATCATTTGGAGCTGTCGGTGGTTTTTCATTTGAAGGCTTGCAAATAGCACCTAAATTTACAGATAATAATACTTATTTTGCCGCTAACAATCGGATAATTAATGGAAATGGCAACTTTGTTACAGATACTAGAGGATTGTTTGTTGTTTCAAAAACGGGTGCTACACAAACGCAACTTTTTAGAAATGGGAGTTTAATTAGAACGGCATCACCTACAACCTTAAACACACCACCAAATTTAACTGTTGTTATTGGAGCAAGAAATCAATCAACTTTAATTAATAGTTATGACAGTAGAGAAATGGCATTTATTTATTTTGGAGATACTTTGAATTCAACTGAAATAGCTAATCTTTACACAGCAATACAAGCGTTTCAAACAAGTTTAAGTAGACAAGTATGATAGAAGGTAGAATAGTAACAACAGAAACAGCAGAAAGTCTACAAGGAGTATTCTTTGACTCAGATACTTTCTTTAACTTTGTGCAGGATATAAATAACGTTTATTTCTTATTTTTGAGCAGTTCAGATGAGGTTGATATTGCACCAACTGAATATGCTTATTTGCTAGATATACCTTTAAGCCCTTATGTACCACAACCAACAACAGTAATCTAATGGCATACGCTAACAACGGAGAGTTTAATGTGCTCTATAAGACTAGGAGAAGGATGGCTAACATCCTTAAGAGAATACTTAGGAATGATATAGTAGCTGGTCAAGGTACATTGGTAGAATCTATCAGAATCAATGCTAAGATTACCAGCTTTGAGAAGTTAGAGATACAAATTATTGCTATGTACTATTTTATATTCCTTAACAATGGTGCTTTCTTATGGAATGGTGGAGTAATTACTCCTAGAGACTATGTCAACCAGTTTACAAATGAGCTTAATAACTCAGGAATCACAGCAGAGATATACTCTCAGTACACAGAATGGTTGACTAAGCGTTATCCTATGCTTAAAGTGGCTGAGATACTTGAAAAGAATCAAAGAATTACATACACATTTGAAGCTCTTGATCCACCTGAAGGATTTAAAGTAGGCTATCCATTAGATGTTTAATTCTTTCTTCATGGCTAACATATTAAAGGTCATAATAAGTGGTAGATTTGTGACATCTTCAAACTTAGTTAAGTCTTCATTGCATAGGGAGTAGATTAGTCTCTCCCATCCCCATTTGATTTCACTCTTTTTAAGCTGTAAGTCTTTGGACTCTTGAGAGTTGGTAGGTCTTTCATCCTCATCCTCTTCTCCATTGTCATCGTGGAATAGATTTCCATAGGTGTCCATGAAGTTTTCTCTAAAAGCTATGAACTCAGGAATTATTCCATAGATGTCATTGATACAATACTCATCAAACAACTCATATCTAACTCTAGGAGAGAAGTCATAAGGCTCAAATACAGTAACATTCCACTGATTGACTGACTTTTGTCTATAAAGAATGGATGCAATGTGACCAATGTTTTGATTGTAGTCCTTTGAGAAGTAGTGTTCTAAGTCAATGTACTCACCTACAGTCAACTTATCTAATGACTTGAAGTGGTAGTCATCAAGTTGGTGCTTGTATTGTTTAGATGGCTCAGAGTTCACGAACTTAATCTGACTAATCATAGCGGTCACCTCTTCTATATCAAGGTCTTCAAGCTCTTCTGAACTGACATCAGCTAGTATAGCAAGAATCTCAATCTCTCTATTGAAGACCTCAGGTATAGTGTACAGCTCTCTAATCTCTTTGAACTGTAGAACATCTATCTCACTCCAAGATTTCGGTAGGTGCATCCTTAGGTATGTGTTTAGATAATTTCTGACCAATCTCTACAAGGTATGGCACAGCTATTTCAGCTTTCAATTCTCTGATCAACTTTGCTTTCAGCTTGATGTGTGCATCTGAGTAGTGCTCTACCTTAGTTAGATCAGTACGCTTGAATAAAACAGCTAATAACTCAGAGATATATCCTTTATGTTTAGAGTGCATAATCTTCTCAATGTGCTTAGTGTCCTTTACAGATAGTTTGAACTTATCCTCAAATGCAGTATAAGTGTAGCCATCTATCTCTAGTGTGTTAACTAGCTCAGGCTTTCCTGATAAGTCATTGAAAGATTTCACAATCTCTTTGAACTCCTCAATCTCCACATCATCCCATTTTATTGTGGGCACTCCTAAGAATTCAAACACTTGCAAATGCTTGTCAATAGCATCTAGCTCAGTGTTAGCGTGGATAGTGGTGATTGTTTCAAATTGCTGTACTGTCAACTCATTCAATTGGTTAGGTACTTCAATGCCTAAAATATTTACCATAGATTTTAATTTTTAACAAATATAATACTTTTTACAATATAGGCATGGATAGACCAGTCTATAAGATAACAATAGAGGATGAGTATGCTGATGGTGAAAACTTAGGCATAGAAATGATTGCATTCACATCAAAGCCTGCTATTAAGGTTAAAGGTATGGCTTTCAATTCTCATGTGTTATGGCATTCATTTGACTCAGTTAAGATGAGAGTTGTTGCACCAGCAATGATTCCTATGAATATCTATAGAATGGATGAGGATGGTGAAGAGTATGACGCACAATTCTCAGCTGAGGTGATTGAGCAGATACATTCTAAATTCATGCAGAATCTAAAAAATAAAGACATCTTTAATCTTGAGCATGATGCAACTGAAAAGGTACCAGCTTACATCCTAGAGGCTTGGATAGTAGATAGTCCAAAAACTGACAAAGCATTCACTACTTATGGTATTAATGTACCTAAGGGAACACTGATGCTAACAAGTCAAGTGACTGACAGAGCTTACTATGATGAGCTTGTTGAGTCAGGTCAAGTTGGTTACTCTATAGAAGGCTTTTTAGGTATGAAATTATCGGAACAATTAAAATTAAATACTATGAAATTACCTGATGGAGAACATCTAATCGAGGATAAAATCTATGTTGTAAAAGACGGTGAAGTTATTGAGATTAAAGATGTACCTACAGAGATGGAAGCTGAGTTATCAGCAGATCCAGCTGTAGAAGAAGAAGTAGCTGATGCTGAGGCTCAAGCTACAGAAGAAGCTGAAACAGAAGAAGTAGCTATGGCTATTGATCCAGCTGTAGATGCTGAGGCTATTATTGCTATTGTGAGACCTTTGTTAGAGGAACACATGAATTCAGTTATCTCAATGATTGCAGCCTTAAAAAATCAAATTGAGGAAGGTATTGCAGTTGACACTGAAGAGGAAGTAGTTAGTGTAGCATTGACTGCTCACGAAAAGTTTAAAGAATTTGTAAAATTTTCAAAATCAAAATAAAATGACACGTAACCTAAAATTCGACCTAGACATCGAAACAAATGCACTTTTGTGTGCAAACCCTGATGAGTTTTATTCTAAAGCATACTTATCAAGTCCTGACATTGCTAACAACTTTCGTACCTTACCAGGTATCAAGTCAAAAACTAAGTTAGCTAATGTAACTTTTGGTAGCTTACTACAAGCATCTACTTGTAACTTCAATGCTCCTACTGACTCATTAGATGCTATTGACATTGATGTATGTGCTTTATCAGCTATGGCTCAACTTTGTCAATTTGACTTAGAGCAGTCTTTCTTAGCATTGCAAATGTCTCAAGGCTCAAATGGTGACTTCACAGTTGCATCATTTATGTCTTACTACTGGAATGAAATGGCTTTGGTTATTGGTCAAGATTTAGAGTTGTTGAGATGGCAAGGTGACACAACATCTTTAGATCCATTATTATCTTTGTGTAATGGTTACTTAGTTCAGTTGTGTGGTGATGTTGCTGTTAATGGCTTATGGTCTGCTGCTGTAACTACTTCAAATGTATTGACTATCTTAGAATCTGTAGTTAACGCTGCTCCTAATGCAATTGTACGCAAGAAAGCTGACTTGAGAATGTATGTTTCTACAAACGTAGCTAATGCTTATGAGTTGAAAGCAGCACAAGGTAACACTCAGACTTATGTTACTTTACCATTAGGATTGACTTTCTTAGGAATTCCTATAGTAGTATGTGAAGGTATGCCTGACAACACTATTGTATTGACATTGAAAAACAACCTAGTATACGCATTTGATGCTGAAGGTGACTCTAAGGCTTTGAAAGCAGTTAACTTGTCTGAATCAGTTGCTGAGCCATACTTGAGAACAAGAGCTAATTTAAAAGCTGGTTTCCACTACACTAACCCAGCAGAGATTGTTGTATACAATGTATGTTTTGACTAGACATTAATACAAGGGGAGTAGTAAGTGCTCCCCTATTTTTAACCTTTAAAACATAAAAAAACATGGCATGTGATGCACTTCAAACCATCCTTAAGAGTTGTGACAACAACACTGGTGGTATCTATAAATTCTACGTCAATCAACAAGATAATGTTGATATGACAACCTTGACAGTTGATGCTGGTGATGACTACCTAATTGACAACTTAGACTTAGTAGGTGGAGCTGATCCATTTATTGAGTTTGAATTCAGACGCAACACTTCAAGCTACACTGAAGAGTCAAACATTGACTTAATCAATGGCTCTTCATTTGTAACTCAGACAATCAACTTGATGTTTCACAGACGTGAGTCAGTTAAGTCTAGTGCTATCAAGGTGTTAGGCTCAGGTCAGCAGTACTTAAGTGGTATTGTTCAAGATGCTAATGGCTTGTACTGGTTTTTCCCATACTTGCAGTTGACTGCTACTGGTGAAGGCTCAGGAACTGCTAGAGCTGATGGTTCTAAGTATTCAATCACTTTGCTTGCAGAGAATGAATTCTTAGCTTACCAAATTGAAGAATCAGTAGTGACTACTTTGACTACAGTAGCTCCATAATCTATTCTTTTCTCCATAGATAAAGAGGCCTTGCAGAAATGTAAGGCTTTTTTTTTAATTAAAAAATTCGCTAAGTACAATATAGGTATGATATATCTTGAGAAAGACTCAACAAATAGCTTTGTGCTGACCTTAACTGAGGTCACAACCTTATCAAATGCTTACTATTTATTTGAGTTCGAGGATGAGTTTAACACAACAGCTAACCCAATATACTGGCAAGGTGTTGATACTTCATTGTGGCCCTCAAGATTTAACCTATTTACTATCGAGGACCCTATAGATATTGACTTTATTAAAGGTCAGTATAGATATAAGGTCTATGAAAGCTCAGCTCCTACATTAGATCCAGTTGGATTGACAATGATTGAAGAGGGTAGAATGGTAGTGGCTGGTGCAATTATTAACTCAATATACGACTAATGGCTTGGTATAACAGATTCATAGGCACTAAGCCTCAGACAACAACAGAAGTAGTAGAAGGCTATCAATCTTTCTCTACACCATTTGGTAGAGTAGGTGATGCTAACTTGTCACTACCTTATGTTAATGGTAGATATCAGATAGCTGGTTACATACCATTTGGACAAGATAACATGTTTCCTGAGCTACTTAATCAGCTCTACTATACATCACCTTTACATGGTGCAATAGTTGACTTTAAGACCAACTCAGTTGTTGGTGGTGGGTACACTCTTAAGAGTGAAGGAATGACCAATGAAGACAAGTTAAAGCTCTACACCTTTGAAAAGAAAATTAAGTTAGGCAAAGTAGAGAGAGCAATAGCTCAGCAGTTGACTGTACATCACAGAGTTTACTTCAAGCTGTGCTACAATTCAAAGAGAGAGCTGTATAAGATTTACAATGTATCACCTGAGAAGGTCAGAATTGCTAGAGATAAGCAGACTTACTTTTTATGTGATGACTGGTCAGCTAGAATTGATGTAACATCTATAAAAAGATACCATCCTACTAACTCAGACCTAGAGCAGTTGTATGTCTATGAGATTATGACACTAGGTCAGGAATGGTATCCACTACCACAGTACACCAGTGCTCTTAACTTTGCTTTCCTATCAGGTGAGCTTAGCTACTTTGCAAAGAGTAACATACAAAATAGTGTCTTTCCTTCTTTTGCTATGATGTTTCCAAAGAGACCACAGTCAGAAGAGGAGAAGTCAATGATTAAGCACACAATTGATAGGTTAAAAGGTGCAGCTAATGCTGGTAAGGCTGTAGCATTCTTTGCTAACTCAGCGGACCAACTACCAAAGATTGAATCACTACCTACTAATGGCAATGATAAACTATTCCATGAGGCATCAGCATTGAATACAGAACAGATTTGCTTTGCTCACACTATTGACCCTATCCTTATGGGAGTTAGAACTACTGGCTCACTAGGTGGAGGTGCTGACATCAAACAAGCTTATGTTATCTTTGAGAAAAATGTAGTAATGCCATTAAGAGCTCAGGTAGAAGAGATAATAAATGAGCTTTTAGAGATTGCTAAGATACCAGGTGAATACACTATCAACAACTTTCAAATCATCAATGAGACAATTGTGGAGATTGAAGGTGATGCATCTAAGACAGCAGACGCTATCAACTCACTTAGTCCATTGGTGGCTACAAAAGTACTTAATGCAATGACTCCAAATGAAGTGAGAGCTCTTGCATCTTTACCTCCTATAGAAGGTGGTGACGTAATGCCAACTGAAACACCAACACTATGATCTATTTTATAACAGAGACTTACCTTAAGGTCAACACACCAATCACAGCCAATGTAGATGTGACTGATGTGACTCCATACATAGCTACTCAGGCACAGCTTAGAGTGATGCCTATCTTAGGGACCACTTACTACAACTATTTACTTGCTGCATACAATGCTCAGACACTTACCAATGATGAGGAGACACTTGTTACCTTCATTCAGCCAGTAATAGCTTGGAGAAGTGCAGAAGATGCTATCTTTGGATTGACTTATCAGTTAAAGAACAAAGGACTGCAAACTCAATTTGGTGACTTCTCAGCATCTGTTAGCAGAAGTGAGGTAGCATTTGGTATGGAGCACTATGCACAGAAGGCTTCATTTTATGAGCAAAGATTAATCAGATACTTGATAGCTAATAAAGACCTTTATCCTGGCTTCACAGATAAGACAAACAGAGATACTGACCTTAGACCAATGATAGATGAGTGTTCTTGTGATTGTGTTGGTCAATGTCATAGTGGGTGCCATTGTGGTGGAATGAGAGAAAATGGTTATAATAATTCAATACTTATTTTGTGATGGGATTCAATGAGATAGCATTTACTATAATAACTATCCTATTATCAGGGATAGGTTACTTTTTAAAAAATGTACATAATGATATTAAGGCTGTGGTAACTGAGCAGAAAGAGATCATAGCTGATGTTAGTCATCTTAAAGGTAAGATTGATCTAGTAGATAATGAGGCAAGGCACAGAAGTGATGCCATTGAGAAAATGACACAGCTTGAGATTAAGCATTTAGCTGAGCACATTAGTGAGCTCACTCAGTCAGTTAAAAAACTAATAGAAATACAACTAGTAAAATGACACTAAGAGACAGATGGTGTGCCAAAACACCTAATTTTTGGCTTAAAGTAAGGAACTTATCAATCACTATAGGTAGTATTGGAGCTGTATTATTGTCTTCTCCATTTGAATTACCTCCATTAGTGCTAACTATGGCTGGATACTTAGTCACTGCTGGTACAATAGGAGCTACACTATCACAATTAACAGTCCAAAAGTGATGGAATTCTTATTAGGATTTGTATGTGGACTATTAATGGGAGTTATTATAATACTATACTATGAATTATAACTGGCTAAAAGAAGAGACTGCTCCTAGAATCTTAGTACAAGCTGTCAAGCTAATAGGTACTAAGGAGATAGTAGGCAAAGCTCACAATCCAATCATTTTAGACTGGGCAAAAGAGCTTAAAATTAAGGTATACACTAATGATGAGATACCTTGGTGTGGTCTATTTATTGCTTACTGTGCTCACAAGGCTGGTGTTCAAGTAGTAGATGGTCCATTGTGGGCATTGAACTGGGCTAAGTATGGAACAAAAGAAAGTACTCCAATGTTAGGTGATGTGCTCACCTTCAAGAGAGATGGTGGTGGTCATGTAGGCTTGTATGTTGGTGAAGATAGAACACACTACCATGTGCTAGGTGGAAATCAATCTAACCAGGTGAATGTGATGAGAATTGCTAAGTCAAGATTGCATCAAGCAAGAAGAACAGCGTGGAAAATAGCACAGCCATCTAATGTGAGAAAAATAGAATTATCTAATAAAGGAATAATAAGCACAAACGAAGCATAATGAAGACACCCAAGAAGAAAAAAGACATCAACATCAACATTGACACTAAGAATGTGGATGTTAAAGTTACTCGTAAAAATGGCACTACAGAGGTTAAAGTGGACACTCCTAAGGTAGACGTAGACTTTCACAAAGATAGTGACTCTAAGAGCTTAAAAGTAGACACTGAGAAGGTAGATGTACAAGTGACCAATGGTGAAGTGAATGTAGATGTTAATGAGCAGTCAGGATTTGTAGGAAAGTTAATAAAATTAATTCTCAGAAGAAAAAAATAAGTATATTTGTACCGCATGTATATTGTTTGGTTACAATAACACCCAAGAGGGATGATCTAGGAATAGTTTATCCCTTTTTTTATACTTCAATATGTTAAAATATGTTAAAATATTTGCATAAGTGAAAAGACTTACTAACTTTGTTTCATAATTATTAACCAAAACAATATCAAATGCAAGGAACAATCGTTTATTATTAGTGCTATACAGTATAGCAGCAACAATCAAAATTTTAACCCTTAAAACTAAGTAACATGCAAAAATTAATTAATCACATCATTGAACAAGAGAAACATTGCTGGGACATGTATCTATTTTCACTAAGCCAATTTGGTGCTGACTCAGAACCAGCAACAAGATGGAGATCATACTGGCACACACATAGTCAGATGATAAAAGAGTTCAAGTTAGATGTCAAAAAAAGACCTAACAAAAGCACATTCAAGCATAAAAAGTATATAATCACTAAAACTTGTGAGCTATGATTTGTCCTGATTGCAATGGAGAAGGTACTATTGAAGTACACTTCTGCACATTTGGAAATGAAATTCACTACACAGAAGAGGAGTGTGGATGTAATAACGGAGAAATTGAAGAGCATGAACTTAGCTGATATTGAGTCCTATTGGACTAAAAAAGGACACTTTAATATCCTTCTATACATTAACTATTTAAGAGCAAAAAATGAAAACTTACAGAGTTACAATGAGAGACAAGTCCTTCAAGATAGTGAAGGCATACGACAAGCATCATGCATTCCTGATGGTGGACAGATGGATAGGTTTAATCTTAAAAATTGAGGAGCTATGACAGCAACACACAGAGTATGGTTAGAGGACTCAGTAGAAGAGTTAGGTGGCTTTTGGTGGTATTGTTACCTTGACCACAATGGATGTCTTCAAGATGAGAAGTATCCTGATGACCTTCCTGAGACTCCACAATGGTATATTAATAATGGTTATAAAGTAGAAGAGCTATGACACCAAAAGAGAAAGCAAAAGAGTTAACGCTTAAATTTATGAAAATTGATTCAGATTCAGAACAATTTTATGAGTTTGAAATCAAATTTTTTTATGCTCAAAGATGTTCATTGATTGCAGTTGATGAGATAATTAAAGCAATGGACAATGTTATGTTACCTAATCCATTTAAGCAATATTGGAACAAAGTTAAACAAGAAATACAAGCACTATGAAACTAGACAATAGATTGAAATTCCTAAATGATGCTATTCTCATAGTAGTAATACTCATTTTAATAATGTTAGTGGCTATTGCTAATGTTGACACAATTGTAAAATACATCAAGCTATGACACAAGAACAAAAACTCCTAGCAGTAGTGGCACTACTACCAGTGATGGCTGACTTGATTGAAGATGTTAAAATCTATCACCAGTCAAAGAGATACGCTAACTTGTTTATCAATGAGGTCAGAAAGGTAGATAACATCATCATCCATGATGCAGAGCTTGAGGCACAATCTCAACAAGTGAACATTCAGAGAGCATTCAGACAGTGGTTAGAAACAGAATTTAAAGAAGAGCTATGAATCAATTTAAAATGTACAGATGTATCAAGTTGATGCAACTAATGCAAGAAAGACCTAGATCAATCACCACAATAGAAAGATATTTGAACGTTTCAAACAGAACTATCTACAGATATTTTAGCCTATTCAAGTCATTAGGTTACCAGGTGAATAAAGATAAATTTAACAAGTACTATTTAAAGCCTTTATGATAAAGGTAGGAAGTGATTTCTCAGGTGTTGGTGCATTCAATCAAGCCTTGATAAGATTAGGTGTTGACTTTGAAGAAGTCTTCGCATGTGACATGGACAAGTATGCTAGGCAGACCTTCATTCATAATTATGGTGAGCCAAAATACTACCCTAAAAATGTTTATGATAGAGAGATACCATCTGAGTCACTTGACATCTACATGACTTCACCACCATGTCAAGCATTTAGTTTAGCTGGAAAGAGATTAGGTAAGGGTGATAAAAGAGGTATTTTATTCTTTAATTCTCACGAATTTATACAAGAAAATAAGCCTCGTTATTTCATTTTTGAGAATGTCAAAGGTTTACTTTCAGATGACAATGGTAAAACATTCCAAGAATGGATAAACTACTTAGGTGGTAAGTCAGTAAATGGTGCTCCTACAATTTTTCCTACAGATGATGCTGTTCCTTATCACTTGTATTGGAAAGTTTTAAATGCTAAAAAATTAGGTGTTCCACAGAATAGAGAGAGAGTATTTATTATTGGTATTCGTGATGATGAGGATAATGTTTTCGACTGGCCTAAAGAAGAGTATTTAACTAATAGACTTAAAGATGTACTTGAGAAAGATGTTGATGATAAGTATTTTTTAAGTGAGAAAATGATAAATGTTTTATCACATCACAAAAATCCAATTATTGAAAATGAAAATCCTAACAATAGTGCATGTATTCACGCTGGATATTTTAAAATGGGTGGACGTGATCAACAGTATCTTAAAGTCAAATCAGGCACAGTGAAAGGTTATGAAGAAGCTACTGAAGGTGACTCTATTAATTTTGGTTTTGCATCCTCAGATACTCGAAGAGGTAGAGTTGGTAAAGAAGTAGCACAGACTTTGGACACAGCTTGTAGTCAAGGTGTGATGGTTGGCACCTGGAGAACACACAAAGATGGTCAAGGATTCAGAGAGATTGAAGATGGCAATTGTCCAACAATACCAGCAAGAGCGAGAGAAGATGGTAGTGGACAAGCTGTGATAAGTGATGGATTTAAAATCCGTAGACTAACCCCTAGAGAGTGCTTTCGTTTAATGGACTTCCCTGACACATTCACTTGGCCCGTAAGTGACTCACAAGCGTACAAACAAGCTGGTAATAGTATAGTAGTAAAATGTTTAGAATTAATAATAAATAAATTTAAATTATGATTGATAAAATTAAATACATGATTGAACTTCACAATCTAATCAGTACAAAAAGAAGTAGAGGGATAGTTTATAAAAGATACTATTTATTTTCAGAGCTAAAAAAATTAGGATTGAACTTGTCAGAAATAGGTAGAATGCTTGAAAAGGATCACGTCACTGTCATGCATGGACTTAATGTAGACAATCAATTTCAAAATTGTGACAAGATTTATGATGACATTATTGCACCAATTAAAGACTATCTCTATCCTAGTGAAGCACCAATTGAGCTACCTAAGTACTCTATCTTTGAGGATGTTATGAAATGTAACAACACTACAGATTTAAGGATAATTAAGGAAAGGATAGCTAATGACCAGTACTTAGAACGTGACAAGTGACAACTTCTCTTATAGTGGATAGCTGGACTTTTTTAAAAAAAGTAGGGGACACCACCAAAAAAAGTTGTCTAGTTGTCACGCTTTTGCTGTAACTCAATACCAGTATAGCTTATAGGCGTGACAAGGAATTTTAAAGTTGTCCCATAGTTGTCATGTTTGTCACGCATTTGGATAATTAAATTTTATTATTACATTTGCAAAGGGGTTTTGGAGGCATCCATTTAAAAAGTTTTCTTGCTACTTTTCCCCTTCTTTTTTTTTAGCAAGAATAAAAGTAAGAATTATGAAAAAAATATCTGTATTCAAGTCATTGTTTAACTCGAAAGAGACTCCATTCAATCTTAATCTAACTGAGGTAGTTGCTAGAATTAAATTAGGAACTCCTGAACTTATTGAAAAGATTAATCTAATTAGATCAGTAGACAAGAAAGATCCTAAGTATTCAACAGCTAAAAAGGGACTTATTGCAATTATGTTTAATGGTACATTCTCTGAAAGGAATGCAAAAGGATTGATTGAGCATTCCGGACTTTGTGTATTAGACTTTGATGGCTATCCTTCGACTGATGTAATGAAAGCTGAGAGAGAAAGGTTAATCAATGATCCTTATGTAGTGATAGTATTCACGTCACCTGGTGGCAATGGACTAAAAGCTGTCATAAGAATACCTGAGTCAACAGCTGTAGAGCATAAAAGAAGATTTTTAGCCTATGCTGAATACTTTAAATCTGACTATTTTGACTCAAAAAATCAAGATGTTAGTAGAGTATGCTTTGAGTCTTATGATCCTGATATTTATTTCAATGAATTCTGTTTAGTATTTGAAGGAATTACTCAAGATAAAGGTTTTGATTACATTGAGAAGCCTCCAGTGTGTATACTGCAAGATGAGAATAAGAAGCTAGAACTTATTGAAAAGTTTAAATTTAAGACTTCATTCTCAGATGGTAGTAGGAATCACTTTATTTTTGAATTAGCATGCTGTCTTTGTGATTATGGCATCAATCAAGATGTGGCTGAGCAGTATCTGTACAATAAGTACACTACAAATGAAGACTTCACTCACTCTGAAATGCTGTCAGCTATCAAGTCAGCGTATAAAAAAAGCAACTTTAACAGCAAGTACTTTGAAGACAAGTCTACTATTGACAGAATAAAGCTAAAAGTTAAAAATGGTGTGGATGATGAGCAAATTAAGAAGGACCACAACATCACCACAGAAACACTAATTGATATCAAAGAAGATACTGGTAGTGATGACATTTTTTGGACTGTCTCTAAAAAAGAAGTAGTAGATATTGAGCCATTGAAATATAGTAACTTCTTAGTGAAAAATGGATTTAACAAATTTTATCCTGAGAATGCTGAGAAACCTACATTTGTCAGAGTCATTGAAAATAAAGTTAGGTTGTCTTCTGTTGAACAAATTAAAGACTTTGTACTTACTTACCTTATCAAAAAGGGACACATAAACATTTGGAATCATTGCTCTAGGTCACCTTATTTATTTTCAGAGAATCACCTTAACATGATTGACTCAGTTAGTCTTAAGATGTTGCAAGATGGTCATGACTGCTCATATCTACCATTCCAAAATGGTGTTGTTAAAGTTACTAAGGATGAGTCTAAGATGTTAAGTTATATTGATGTTGAAGGATATATTTGGGAGAATCAAATTATAAATAGAGATTTTCACCTGGTGAATGATTTTAATAATGACTTTTATGACTTAGTGCAAAAAGTATCTAATGAAGAGCCTAAGAGAATAGCTGCACTACAATCTACATTAGGTTATTTAATCCATGGTTATAAGGATAGGACCAATCAAAAAGCAATTATCTTTAATGATCAAGAAATAGATGAGAATCCTAATGGTGGTAGTGGTAAGTCGTTAATGTTAACAGCTTTGAATCACATTAGAAAGACAGTCAAGATAGATGGTAAAATGTACAATCCTAGTAAGTCAGACTTTTTATATCAAAGAGTTAATTTAGATACTCAGATTTTAGCATTTGATGATGTTGTTAAGAATTTTAACTTTGAGCAATTATTCATGATAGTATCTGAAGGAATTACTGTCAATCGTAAAAATAAAGATGAGGTTTTTATTCCATTTGAAAGATCACCTAAAATAGTCATAACAACTAACTATGTTATTCAAGGAGCTGGAGGTAGTCATGATCGTAGAAGACATGAGATTGAGTTTTTTCAATACTTTAACTCTAATAACTCCCCTCTTAAGCATTATGGAAAATTACTATTTGACCAATGGTCCACAGATGACTGGCTAAGATTTGACAATTACATGATTAAGAATCTACAATTATACTTAAGAGAAGGATTGACTAAGTCAATAGGTATCAATGCTGATGCAAAAAGATTTATTCAAGCTACTAGTAAGGACTTCTATGACTTCATTAGTGAGAATGAACTTGTTAAAGATGTCATGTACTATAACAGCGAATTATTAAGCTCATTTGAGGTAGATTATAATTATAAAGACATGACTCCTCAACGTTTCTCTAAATGGCTACTTGAGTATGCTAAGCATAAAGGCTATAAAATTTCAAAAGATAAAAATCACAAAGGTAGATACATAATTTTTTCAGAACTATGATAATAAATTACAATATACAAGAAGAATGGAGGTCTGAGAGACTTCAAAATGTTAAAAACAAAATAGTAAGCTATTGCTTTGATGAAGAAATATTTAGCATAACTGACCATAAAGGTACACTAGAGGTAGAATGGATGACTCCTAATCCACATAAAGGATTTATAAATTTACTTAAAGAATTTTGGGAGCTTGAAAATGAGCACTTAGTTGAAAACTACTACAAATCGAAAGCAATATGACCAAAGAAAACAAAGCTAAACTCAAGGCATTAGAGCTTGAGACTCTTAAGGCTAAGTATCCTAGTATGAATCCTAACTATCTACCATCTACAGAATGGAATGATAACTCAGCAAACAGCCTGACAAAGTCAATAATATTCTACATCAATGCTACTGGCAATCAAGCTGAGAGGATAGGCAATCAAGGACAATACAGAGAAGGTAACAAGATACAAGTAGGAACTGGTGAGATAGCCTACACAAAACAGTTGCCCGGTAAGTGGACACCAGGACAAGGGACCAAAGGAACTGCTGACATATCAGCTACTATCAATGGTAAGTCAGTCAAAATTGAAGTGAAGTATGGTAGAGATAGACAGTCTGAGGTACAAAAGCAGTATCAAGAAAAGATAGAGAGTGCTAAAGGTATCTACTACATTGCTAGAGACTTTGACTCATTTCTTGAATGGTATAATACTATAGCAGAATGACACAAGAAGACTTAGACTTCATTAAGAACTTTCAAGCATGGAGAAGGGATGATGAAGGAACACTACCAATGCCATCACCTACTGAGATAGGAATAGCACTAGACAAAATGATTAAATATTGTGAAATGTGCATGAAATTAAATGAAGATAGTTGCACAACTAAATAAAATTATTACATTTGTAAACAATTAAATAAATATATATGCAAAACCAAGAAGAAAAACTACCAACATTGCATCTTAGGATGGCTGCAATTAAGTTGGAAATTAGTAAGCGTAAAATTCCAAAATCAGGACTTAACAAATTCTCTGGATTTAGATACCATGAGCTTACAGATTTTATGCCTATTGTTAATGAATTAAATGCTAAGTATGGAGTAAATGCTTATCCTAAATTCTTAAAGAATGAAGGGATTTGTGTACTAAC